TTGACCCACATGAAGATTGACTCCACGAAAACCCCATTCAAATACGTCAGTGACTGCGACTAATGGATTTGAATCATATTGAATATTAGGAGTTTTCGCACTATACACAAATACATAATACCCTCCAACACTTGGAGATGATGTGACTGTTGTTCCTAAATTATCCATCAACTCTATCATAATATCATCAGGTTCTTCCGTTCCAATCAAACCATTTACAACCGACCTTACACGATTTTCTTTATCATCGGTGGGATAACTATTCATTTCTTGATTCCTAATTCATCTTCGGTTAAAACTTTGAACTCCCACATTCGATCCTTACAAAACTCCTCTGCTGCCTTCCATTTAGCCTGATTTTTTGCATATTCGTATACTTCATAAATATATCCCTTCGTTTTTCTTTTTTTCATCTTTGGTTCGACTGTTTGTTTCTTAGGTTTGATTTCAATAATATATCTTTTTATTTTACCATTAGATTCTTTGACTTTGATATAAAAATCAGGAAAATAACGATGGACTTTATTATCAATGGGTGATCTATAAGGTAGGACTATTTCTTCACTTCCCCATTCAAGTATTTTAGTATGATTATCACAATAAACCATGAATTTTCGTTCCCAAAGTGACCTATAAATTATATTTGAAGGATCACCTCGATACTTCTTTGGATTCGATGGTCTATATCTACCTTTATATGACATCTAAATAGATAGTAAGACAAAATATAAAGTATTTAGATGGTTCGTCCTAAGAAAATAGCTGATATCAAACCAATACTGACTAATGTAGCTCAAACATCTCATTATCAGGTGTTTTTTGATGGATTATCACAAGACCTTTTTAAATTTCTTGGAACTAAAGGAGTTAATAAAAGATTTATAACAGAAAATGCAGGATTGCTTTGTAATCAAGCATCAATACCAGGTAGTTCATTAGCAACGACTGATATATTTGGTAATTTTACAGGTGTGCAGGAAAAATTTGCACATACAAGAATATTTACAGAGTTATCACTTGATTTCTACGTTGATAAAGATTATAAAATGATAAAGTTTTTTGAACATTGGATAGATTATGTTGCAACTGGATCAGAAAAGTCACCAGTATCACCTTTAAAGAAAACTGATTTGGGATATTTTTATCGCATGAGATATCCACGAGGCACGTCAGGTTATAAATGTGACAAAACAAAAATAGTAAAATTTAATGTGGATTATCGTTCAGAAATAGAGTATACTTTCTTTGGATTGTTTCCAATCAATTTTTCTTCTACTCCTGTTCAGTATGGTAGTTCTGATGTACTGAGAACTAGTGTGACGTTTAGTTATGAAAGATATATTGCAGGTAAAGAAACAAGTCTTGCTTTTAATAAAAAGAAGAGTGAGAATATAGAAAAGGCAACAGTCTAAACCAAAATCGACTTTTAATTCCAAAAATCGGGGAAAAAAAATTCCCCAAAATTTTTGACCTGTCAGGATTTCAAAAAAGTACTATAAATAAAAATACTGAAGTGTTATAAACATTATGCCATTACCAAAAATTGCGACACCGACATATGAGTTGGTTTTACCTTCTTCTGATCGAAAAATAAAATATCGACCATTTTTAGTAAAAGAAGAGAAAATATTGATTATTGCGATGGAGTCTGAGGATCAAAAACAGATAACAAATGCAATTAAAAGTGTAATTAATAATTGTATATTAACGAGAGGAATTAAGGTTGATAAATTATCTACTTTTGATATCGAATATCTCTTTTTAAATATAAGGGGAAAATCTGTTGGTGAGAATGTCGAAGTTCTCATTACATGTCCTGATGATGAAAAAACACAAGTTCCTGTAATGATTCCACTTGATGAAATCAAAGTTCAAAAACATCCTGATCACAATAAAGACATAAAATTAGATGATAATTTAGTATTAAGAATGAAATATCCTTCATTATCAGAATTTATAAAAAGTAATTTTGATTTGACTGGTAATATTGGAGTTGAGGAGTCATTTGATTTAATTATTTCATGTATTGATCAAATATACAATGAGGAAGAATCTTGGACATCTGCGGATTGTACAAAAAAGGAAATGGTTGAGTTTCTAGATCAATTAAATTCAAAACAATTTAAAGAGATTGAAAATTTCTTTGATACCATGCCTAAATTGTCTCATACCGTTAAAGTGACGAATCCAGAGACAAAGGTGAAAAGTGATATCGTTTTAGAAGGGTTATCGTCTTTTTTCGAGTAGGTATGGCTCACGCAAGTCTAGAGTCATACTATAAGATTAACTTTGCTTTGATGCAGCACCATAAATATTCATTAACTGAGATTGAAAACATGATACCATGGGAAAAAGATGTATATATTGCTCTTTTGGAACAATATATTGAAGAAGAAAATTTAAAACAAAGACAACAAGGTAATGGATAACTCTCCAGCATATGAAAATTTTAATAATAAGATGACTTCAATGCGAGGTGGTGTTGGTGGCAGCCCTATTTTAAAGAGAAGAAAGATAAGTGCAAATAAAGTTTTCAATAGGGAAGGATCAGATCCTCTTGCCAAGCAAATACAAAAAAACTCAAGAGAAATAGTATTATTAAAAAACGTCGTTATATTAAATACTAATCGAGTTTCTCAGATATTAGTAAATGACGCTGAAAGAGAAAAGTCAATACAAAAAGAAGCACAAAGAAAACAGATATTACAAGATGAAAAAGACAAATCTAAAAAGAAAGAGGGATTGTTAGAAGGTGTTGGTAAATCGATAAGTAAAACTCTACTTAAACCTGTAGAGGCAGTTGGTAAAACTGTGAAGGGTGTATTAGGTCGATTGGCTGATGCTTTTATGTTACTTTTTGGTGGATTTATAGCAAATAAAGGAATTAAAATGATTCAGGCACAAATGTCTGGTGATACTGAAACATTTAAAAAGATGAGAAATACAATAATTAAGTCAGTCGCAGTGGTTGGTGGTATATTTCTTGCTTTAAATGGTGGTCTATTGGCATTACCTGGCATCATATCTGGTGTGGTAAGTGCTGTTATTTCTATTGGTGGTGCGATACTGGGATTTTTGGCAAGTCCAGCAGGATTGATCGCACTCGGACTAGCAGCGGGAGTTGGTGTGTTGTTTGCTATGAAAAAGGGTGTTGACGTTGCTTCAACCAAACTCGCTGGTGGTAGTAAATTTCAGCAAAAATTTAATGATCTTAAAGGTCCTCTAACAGAAGCTGGCATTACAGTAACAGGCACAGGTAAAGATGAAAAGTTTTATGTTGCTGACAAATATAAATCACAAGGTGGATCAAAAAGTAATTTTACCATAGAAAAAGCAGGAACACCCGAACAAAAAGAAATAGTCGCAAATTATATTATGAAAAGAGATAAAGTGATAGGTATAAGAGATAATATGAGAGGTGATATGGAAGCAGCGGAGAGTAAATTGAGAGAAACGGCTAGTAAAAAGTCTTTAAGAGATGGTACATTCAGTGACGCAGTGGATAAAGAAAAAAAAGAAATAAGAGATAAGTATGAGTCACAAATTAATGGTGTGACGACATCTCCTAAAATAAATTCTAATCCTAATAAAAAAGTGAGTGTCTCCACACTTAATGAAGCACCTCCAAATATTGTGGATGCAACTACGAATGTAGGTGGTGGTTCAGTTGGAAAGTCTGGTAGTGGAAATTTAGCATCTTCAGTTCCAAATATATCTGCATCAAATTCTGATAATAATTTTATATTATATTCACAAACTCAATATAATATTTTAGCATAACATGGCGGCATCATCAGTTTTAAAAATAGGAGCAAAAATAGCATCTAAGTCTGCAGGTGCAATGAAGGGTGTAGCTAAAAGTAGTAAGAGATTAACAAAGTCTGTGCAAAAAAATATTAAAATTAAGAAAAAACTGAGAGCTACTTCTGAAAGGTTTCAAAAATTTAGAGAGGAAAGAAAAAAAAGACAGGAAAAGGAATCTCTTTTAGAACAAGAAAAATCTCAAAAAAAGGGAGAGGAGCAAAAAACAAAAGGAACCTCTGGAAAAGGACCATTAGAAAGATTAATGTCACTCATTCAAATACTTTTGGTTGGATTTGTACTTAATAAATTACCTCAGATTATTGATTTTATTAAAAAAGTAATTAAAGTAATTCGTGATATTGTAGATAAATTTAAAGCATTTTTTGATGGTGTGATTGGATTTTTTAAATCTATTGGTAAGGTTATTGGAAAAGCTTTCGATGTTATATCAAACTTAAATTTTAATGATATTGGAGATAAAATTAAGGGAGTATTTGGAAAACTAAAAGATGCATTTAATGGTATAAAGGATAAACTTTTAGATGGTGTCAAGAGTTTTCTTGGATTGAAGAAGAAAAAAGTAAAAAAAGAAATAAATCGAGAGTTGACAGATAAAGATTTAAAGGACAAGGAACTTAAATCAAGTGTTGGTGATGTTCAAAAAACAATGGCATCAAAATCTGATGAATTTAATGATACAATAAAAACAATTGAAAAGGCAGGAACAGGTGTTGATATTGTCGGACCTGAAAATTCTAATCTAACTGAGCAAGTTCAATCAACCATCAAAAAAGAAAGTGATGGAAAACCTACAAATTTAAAAATAGAAGGGTCTTCTAGTGGGTCTTCTGGTGGATCTGAAAAAATTGAAAGTTCTACAAAGAGTGGAGGAACATCTGGTTCTACAGTAAACAGTTCAGTGGGAAAAACTGGTGATGGGTTAAATATTAGTAAACCTAAAAAAACAGTGAACACGACCACAATTACACCAAAAAGAAAATCTAAAAATACTGTAATGATTATTGGAAACAAGGGTGGTCAGTCTCAATCACAGGGAGGAATGGGATCTAAAAGTAGAACTAAGATTATAGTTCAAAAGGATAACAGTATCAAAGATCAATTCGCCTTATCTCTATTTTAACATATGTCAGCATCAGAAGCATCTAGTTTTGAAGAACTTACACTTGAGTCAAATGATCAAGAGAGAACCGTTGATTTAAGGACAGGTGTTGTTAGTGTTGATTATTATGAGGATATCCTCTCACCTACAGTGACCGCAAAAATACGAGTTATAAACACTGGTGATAGTATTTCACCTAAAGATCCTATTGATCCAAAGAAAACGGATGGTGCTAAACAATCAATTTATAATGGACTTCCTCTAAGGGGTGGTGAGAGATTGTCAATGAAGATTTTAGATCAAGGAAAAGCAAATAACAATGGTAAAGAAAAAACTGGACTTGATTTTTCAACTGATCCTAAAAAATATTTGTTTGTATCAAGTATTACTCAAGTTCTTCAGGAAACGCAAAGAGAAAGTTTTTTACTTAACTTAGTCTCAAGAGAGGCAATTACAAACGAAACCACCAGAGTTATGAAAAGATATAATGGACCAATTAGTGGAACTGTGAGAAAAATTCTGACAGATCCGTTAATTGGATTTAATGTTGATGAATCAAAACTTGATGATATAGTAGAAAATACAAGAGGATCTTATGATTTTGTGGGTAATCTTAGGAAACCTTTTTCAACATTAATTTCATTAGCATCTAAATCAGTTCCTGATGTTTCAAAAAATGCGACAGCTGGATTTGTGTTTTTTCAAAATCAAGATGGATTTAAATTTGCATCCA